TACGCGCTGCCATTGAGCGGCGGTACGTTGTCTGGCACCGTCTACGCGCCGAACTTCATCAACTCCGGAAACACCAGTTACGGCGTATTTGGCAGTAATGGTTACTTTGACACCATTAACGGTCGCGGCAGTGACCCGCTCGAGCTCAACTACTACGATGGAGGGCCGGTCAAAATCGGCTCCGGGGAAAACGGCAGTAAGTCGCTGTACGCCGTCGGCATATACGACAACGGCAACCAAGTATTGCACGCTGGCAACTATTCAAGCTATGCGGCGCCTGCTAGCCACAACCACAACGGAACCAACATTCGCGTTGGCATTCTGACGTTCAACGGCGAGGGCGGTGACTCGGGCAATGGCTCGCAACCAACTGCCTATGGCATCTATCAGCAGGGCGGCGCATGGAGTCATCCGTACCCCGACCTTTGCATTGCCTTCCACACAGGCATCAAAATTGGCGCCTACTACGGATACAACGGCACACGGTTCTACAACAACTCGGATTGGGCGACCGAAATCTTCTCAGTCGGCAATGGCGACAATCACGTTCGTGTGCTGAATGATCTGTACGTCAGTGGAAACACCGTCTCCTACTCCGACGAACGTCTCAAGGAAAACTGGCGAGATGTGCAAGGCGATTTCGTGGAGCAGCTGGCACGAGTCAAGCACGGCATCTTCGATCGAATCGACTCTGGCGTAACCCAGGTTGGCGTCTCTGCTCAGTCGCTGCGAGAAGTTCTCGAGCCTGCGGTTGTTGAAAATCGCGACGGCATGCTGACGGTGAACTACGGCAACGCCGCTCTCGTGTCGGCCGTGAAGATCGCTCAGCGCGTGGTCGATCAAGAGGCTCGCATTGCCAAGCTCGAAGCTGCTCTCGCCAAGCTCATCGACTGATTCCCTCAGTGACTTGGCTATAATGGCTAAGTCACCATTGACAACAACCCTGGAGAACCTATGCAACAGCAGCAACAGCAAATCTTCGCGCTGGAAAACCTGACCGGCGATGACATCCAAGCCATCATGAGCGGCATGAACGAGCTGCCCTCGAAGATGAGTCGCGCCACCATGAACAAAGTGGAGATGCAAATCATTCAGCAGGTTCAGGCACAGCAAGCTGCTCAGGCGTTTTCGAACAAAGAAGCGCCGAAAGCGGACGATGTGAAGCCTGGTCTGGACACTGACGACTAATCCTTATATAAGGATTTGCAGCAAATCCATGTCAGCCAGAATAGCTCACGAATGACTGAAGTTCTGCTACAATCCGGCATCCAAAATCGCACCTGAAAGCATCGAAATGTCGGACTCAAGCACACTCGGCGTCATTCAAAGTGATCTGGCTGACATGAAGTCCAGCATGTCGAAGATGGCTGACGCTATCTCGAAGATTGCCATCCTCGAGGAGCGTCACCAAGCCATGCACAACACGATGCTTCGGACGCTCGAGAAGATCGAGAAACAAAGCGAGCGCCTGACCGCCCTGGAAATGGAGCAGGTCAAGCAGCAGACGACGATCAAAGTCACCATCAAGGCCATCCAAGTGGCCTGGGCGGTAATCGGTGCAGGGGTCATCTACGGCCTTTGGCATTTCATCAAGATGGTTGCAGCCGCACAAGGCTGAGTCGCAGTATCGGGCGACTTCAGTCGCCCACAGGTGAAGGGCGGCAGGCCCTCAAGGAGCAGGGCATGTCAGAAAAGACGGACATCGAGCAATTCATCGAGGTCTACAACGACCTGGACAAGTATCCGACCGTCGCCGATGTAGCAAAGGTGCTCGGCATCTCCATCAAAACCGTCCGCAATAAGGCGGGTTTCATCCGGTCAACCTTCAAGAACGATCCCACAGGGCCGAAGCTCATCAATCGAGCTCCGGTCACGGACGTTCCGTTGAGTGAGGACAGCTCCAAGTTCATGGAGCACTGGGGTCCGGAAGAGTGCATCGCGGAACTGCGACGCATCGCCGAGATCGACACCGAGAAGGTCGTCACCCGCAACTACTTCCGCAACCACAGCGCCATCTCCGAATCGACCTGGAACCGCTACTTCGGCACGTTCGAAGAGTTCAAGCGCCAGGCCGGCGTCAAGCTCTCCCGTAAGCAGCACGCCCACGAGCGTGCGATTGCCAAGCATGCGTCGGTGGACCACTACCGAACCATGAACGTCGAGCGTCAGGACTGGGCCGAGAAGTACGTCCGCGACAACAACAACCGCTTCAAGACAATCCTCACAGTCTCGGACCTTCACGACATCGAGATCGACCCATTCTTCCTGCGCGTTTTGATCGACACCGCCAAACGGGTGCAACCCGATGTGATCGTGCTAGTTGGAGACATCTTCGACCTGCCCGAGTTCGGCAAGTACGGCGTCGATCCGCGTGAGTGGGATGTGGTGGGTCGCATCAAGTTCGCTCACGAGGAAATTCTCGGGCCGCTGCGAGATGTGTGTCCGGATGCCCAGATCGACTTCATCGAAGGCAACCATGAGGCACGCCTGCTGCGACAGCTTGCAGACGCCACGCCGGCGCTGCGTGCGGTGCTCTCGGACCTGCACGGCTTCACGGTTGCAAAGCTCCTGGGTCTGGAAAAGTTCGAGATCAACTACATCGCGAAAGCGGACCTGGCGGCATTCACGAAGCGCGACTTCGAGAAGGAGCTCGCCAACAACTACAAGGTCTACTTCGACACGGTGCTCTGCCATCACTTCCCCCACGCACGCAACATGGGTCTGCCTGGCGTGAACGGGCACCATCACAAGCATCAGGTGTGGAGCGAGTTCAATCCGGTCTACGGTGCGTACGAGTGGCATCAGCTGGGTGCTGGTCATCGACGCTCGGCTTCATACTGCGAGGGCGAGCGTTGGCACAACGGCTTCGCGCTCATCAACGTAGACACGCACACGCGCTCCACTGCGTTCGACTACATCTCCGTCACCGACTTCGCAGTGGCAGGCGGCAAGTGGTATCACCGCGAACCGCACGAGGTCGATGCGGCAATCCCGCCAAGAATTCGCTGACCTTATATGGGCAGTCACGACTGACTGATGTATAGTCGAGGCTGCATCATTTGAAAGGCAGCACTCGATGGCAAAAGCAAAGGCCCCCGCCACTTCTAAACGCGCACCAAGCAAGCGCACGAACAAGAGTCAGGGGCCGGTCGGCGCCGCATCGCAGGAGAGCTTCGAGTTCTTCAACCGACGAGCGGAGAAGGTTGATCGCTCGCCGATCGAAGCAAAGACCGAATCGCAGAAACGCTACATCTCCGCCATCAAGAGCTTCGAGCTGGTGTTTGCCACCGGCCCCGCAGGCACTGGAAAGACCTGGATTTGCGGCGCACTCGCCGCGCAGGCGCTCGATCAGGGCGTCATCGACAAGATCATCATCACTCGTCCTGCGGTCGAAGCAGGGGAGTCTCTGGGCTTTCTTCCTGGCGAGCTTGAAGACAAGTTCGATCCGTTCCTGCAGCCCTTCCGCGACGTTCTGAATGAGCGCCTGGGCAAGAGCTTCGTGGACTACCTCATCAAGACCGGCCGTATCGAAGCCGCTCCGCTTGCCTACATGCGCGGGCGCACCTTCAAGAACGCCTACGTCATCCTCGACGAAGGGCAGAACACCTCCCCGATGCAGATGAAGATGTTCCTCACCCGCATCGGGCACAACTGCAAGGTCGTGGTCAATGGCGACATGAGCCAGAAAGACATTCACGGCAAGTCGGGTCTGGACGATGCAGTGGCGCGACTGTCGTTCATTCCGAGCGTCAAGCACGTTCGCTTCACCAAGGACGATGTGGTTCGCTCCGGTCTGGTGGGTGAGATCGTCAAGGCGTACGACGAACCCACGATCGACCCACCCCGCATCGGTTGAAGCGGGAAGCCTGCGGGAAAGTCGCGGGCTTTCTATATATCTTCTTATACTTCGGTCAGTTATGACTGAATTTCTCAAGGCGTCGGTTCCCGACATTCCCCGCTACTCCGAATGGTTCGGCTACTTCTACGGGCACGACCTGGATTTCCTGCACGCGGAGCTTCTGGCGCTTCAGCACATCGACGACGGCTTGCTTAAAAAAGAGGCAGAGCTGATGCGTCGGAAGTGGTTCGACTATCGCCGCATGCACCCGACAAAGGCGACCTACCTCCTGGCCCACGAGTACAACCGCGCCTACCAGGACTGCATGTCGGTAATGAAAGACCGAAGCGGGCGATTCATGCGGGGCTTCAAGGGCATGGACTGTATGCAGGCTCACGAGCGCAAGTCTTTCTGGAGGCTACGGCAGCTGATCGACAGTCTCGGCATCCGTTACGACTTCTTCCTACGGCATGCGATGAACTGGTACATCGCAAACGGCTATCGTCAGCCGCCGCGCCCAGCTCACATCGGCGCAAACGCCGACCTCATCACTGATGCGATGCTGGCGTGGGAAGACGAGTGTGCGGCCAAGATTCAGTGGCCCAAAGATACCCGCTACAAGGCGGCAAACTTCTTCGGGCACATCGACCAGCAGGAATGGGAACGGTGGTTGGTTGGGCAAATTGCCAGCCGCCGCCACCCTCAGTACGCACTTCACGCTGCACTCTATGTAGAAGGTGTGCTTCGCATCGAAGCGGCCATCCAGGCGTTCGAGCAGCGGGTGCTCGACCAGGCAATCGAAGAAGCATCGTCAAGATAAGTCACGCCTAACATATAATGCAGCAGTATCGACAACCAACTACGGAGAACTCTATGTCCGATTTCAACCAGCCGCCCAAGCGACCTTTCACCAAGAAGAGTGCGGCTGCACCCAAGGGTCACGAAGCATTTCTCAAGGCCCTCGAGAACGCCCAGGCCGTCGTCACGATCGCCATGCTCAACGATCCCGAATCGACGATGAAGGGCACGATCAAGCACTCCGACAAGTACACGATTTCGCTGAAGGTGGATCGCGAAGACGGCTCGCATCAGGTGTTCGTGCTCTTCAAGCACGCCATCGAATCGTTCTGGACTGACCCCAAAGATCAACCCGCAACCAAGCCGGCAGTCTGATGTATGACCGACGCCACCTCTATCGCGGAGTCGTCTGCCGCTGAAATGATCGGCCGTTCTTTTGAGGCCGAAAAGACACCTACACCACCTGCAACGACGAACGACACCGTGTTGGACGGCAACACGGAGAAGTTCGACTTCGACACGGACTTCCAGACCCGTGTGGCCACGCTCACCTGCCGAAGTATCGACTTCGCGAACAGGGTCGGGCATCTGGTCAAGCCGCAGTACTTCGAGGACGCCGGCGAGGCCATTCTGGTCAAGCTGGCCCTGAGCTACTACCAGCGCAACCGGGGACTGCCCGACAAGGTCGTCATGGCCGACATTGTCAAGAAGTCACGCAACGCGAACATCATCAAGAAGGATGCCATTCCGCTCGTTCAGGATGCGTTCAAGAGGCTGTACTACACCGACGATGTGACGGGGCGCGAATACGTCGAGGAGCGCATCGTCGAGTTCGCTCGGCATCAAGCCACGACCGCAGCGATCCTGAAGTCAGTGGAGCTCGTGCAGCGCGGCGAGTTCGAGAAGGTCGAGCAGTACATCAAGGAAGCAGTCGAGATCGGCGTCAATGAAGATGGCGGCGCATACGACTACTTCTCCAACATCAGCCTGCGAACGGCCGAGCGTATCGACGACGCATCGGGCGTCAAACCCCCGCGAGGCGTCACGACCGGGCATCTGAAGCTCGACGAAATCCTCTATCACCGAGGGTGGGGCCGCAAGGAGCTCGCGACGATCATGGGCGGTGCGAAGGCCGGTAAGACCACCGCGCTCATCGGCTTCGCAAAGGCCGCAAGCCTGGCCAAGTTCAATGTGCTGTACGTGACTCTCGAAGTGTCGGCCAAGATCATCTCCGAACGTCTCGACGCGGCGATGAGCGACACGATGATGAAGGAGCTCGGCAAGCACATTCGGGACATCGAAGCAAAGGTCGGAGCACTCGAGGCCACCAGCGGCAAGCTGCTGATCCACGAGTTTCCATCTGGCACCTTTACACCCAATCAGCTTCGCGCATTGCTGGATCGCTACGAGGCAAAGGGCACTCGATTCGATCTGGTGGTCGTGGACTACGCGGACATCATGGCTCCGAACTTCCGCTTCAACGATGTGATCGAGAACAGCAAGTCCGTGTATGTGGACCTGCGGGCCATCGCACAGCAGAAGGACGTTGCGATGCTTACAGCCACGCAGACCAACCGAGAAGGCTACAAGGCCACCGTCGCGAAGGCTGAGCACGTTGCCGAAGACTTCAACAAGGTGCGGACGGTCGATCTGATGATCTCCATCAACATCACCGACGAGGAGCGATCGAAGGGTGAGGCTCGCCTGTACTTTGCGGCCAGCCGCAACCAGGAGTCAGGCTTCACGCTGTTCATCAAGCAGGACATTGCGAAGATGAAGTTCATCGAATCCATCATTCGGAGAGAGTGATGAGTGCCGATGATCTGAACGTCTGGGCTCACGGCTACGCAAGCTGCAACAACTGCGGTCACGAATGGGTTGCTGTGTGGCCTCTGGGTGCGGACGACCTGGAGTGCTCACGTTGCGGCAGCTGCGATACCGAGCGGCAGGAGGTTCGCGATGAGCCGCAATGAAGACCTGCAGGAAGCTCTCGACACGATCGACATGGAGTCCTGG